AGGTATCTTCTATTGCCCATATGTTCCTCTCCAGATGGTTCGTGCCGTCGGTCAGGACACCTTCCAACCAAAAATTGGCTTCAAGACCCGTTATGGTATTGTCGCCAACCCATTTGCAGAAGGAACCGATCAAGGTCTCGGAAGACTTCTTCTCAACAGCAACCGCTACTACAGAAGAGTCAAGGTCACCAACCTCATGTGATTCATTTCACAAATTCTTCGAAGACTCCCCTCGGGGGGTCTTTTTTTTGTCTAAATATAACATAGGACTCAGTTTAAAAAATGAAACCAACTCCAAGAGAAGCTAAAGAGATTCACGGTCACTATGAAATTGTAGTTGAACATCTCATTAAAGAGGGATATGCAGAAGATAAAGAAGCTGCAAATCATATCATTAATGGAATGAGTGATCAATGGTTTAATTTAATCATTTCCGAATGAACAAATGAATGCGTTTGATAAACAAATTGGAAACAGAAATTTTCTTTCTGCTCAAGGATTTAAATTTAATCTTTCAAGAGCACCAAAAGTAGATTTCTTTTCAAATTCTGCAAATATTCCTGGGATTAATTTAGGTGTTGCTATACAACCAAGTTATCTCAAAGATATTGCAATACCTGGTGACAAACTAATTTTTGAAGACTTTACACTTCGTTTTAATATAGATGAGAACCTAGAAAACTATAATCTCATCCAAAATTGGATGAGAGGTCTTGGTTATCCAGATAGTGTATATGAATACACGGAATGGAAGGATAGTGATCCAAACAATCCTGGACAAGATCCCAATATATCGGATGGATCTTTAATCATATATAATAGTAACTTTAGAGAATCATCTATTGTAAAATTTCAAGGATTATTTCCAGTATCATTATCTGCAATAGATTTTGATTCAACCTCAACTGATGTGCAATATGCAGTTGCGACTGCAACTTTTAAATATGGTCTTTATAAAATCTTTAACTATGAACCTGGATGAAATTCAAAAACTTTGGGAAGAAGATTCAAAAATTGATGAAGACAATCTCCACACAGAGTCTACAAAGATTCCCAGTCTTCACGCAAAGTATTACAAGTTATTCAACAACATCCTGACTCTGAAGAAAGCGCAGGAAAATAAATATAAAATTTTAAAAAAAGAGAAATGGCAATATTACACAGGTAAAGCCGAACCTGATGTATACATTGAAAAACCATTTGATCATAAGGTGTTAAAGAATGATCTAGACAAATATCTAGATGCAGATGAAGATCTAATAAAATGCCAAACAAAAATCGAATATTATCAGATGATGTTGAACTACCTAGACAGCATTATTAAAACTATATTAAATAGAACATACCAACTGAAAAATGCCATTGAGTGGCAGAAATTTATTAGAGGTTATGACTAATATTGTAATTGCGAAAAAGAACGAAGTCTTTCTGAAGATTGAAGCAGAACCACACATCTATCAGGAACTATCGGAACATTTTACTTTTGATGTACCAGGGGCAAAGTTTATGCCTCAGTACAGAAGTAAGTATTGGGATGGAAAGATTCGTCTTTTCTCAACACATACAGGAGAAATCTACGTAGGTCTTCTCGATAAAGTAGTTTCATGGGCAAAGAAATGGGACTATAACGTAGAATTCAAAAACAATAAATTCTATGGAACTCCTTTGGAAGAGAATGAGATGATCTCCTATGAAGGAGTCAAGGATTACATGACTCGCATCTCAAAACATAAACCAAGAGATTATCAAGTTGATGCAGTTTATGATGCTCTCAGATATAATCGTAAACTTTTGATTTCGCCAACAGCATCAGGCAAATCACTGATGATCTACTCTGTTGTCAGATACTTTGCAGAAAGAAACAATAAGATTCTTTTGGTTGTTCCAACAACATCTCTGGTGGAACAAATGTACAAAGACTTTGAAGACTATGGATGGAACGCTGAGGACTTCTGCCACCGCATCTATAGTGGTCGTGAGAAGACGAATGAGTTCCCTGTAGTTATCACCACTTGGCAGTCCATATACAAACTGCCTAGAGCGTTTTACGATGCATTTGATGTAGTTATTGGAGACGAAGCACATCAATTCAAGTCAAAATCTCTGGTCAATATTATGACCAAAATGGACAATACAAAATATAGATTTGGATTTACTGGAACTCTTGATGGAACTCAAACTCACAAATGGGTTTTGGAAGGGTTGTTTGGCCCTTCATACAAAGTCACTCAAACTAAAGAACTTATTGATAAAGGACATCTCTCCAAATTACAAATCAAAATTATTGTTCTGAAACACAACCCTCAAGAGTTTGAAAATTTTGAAGATGAAGTTCAATTTATTATCGGACATGAAAAAAGAAACAACTTTATTAAAAATCTTGCATTAGATCTTAAGGGAAATACTTTAGTATTGTTTTCTAGAGTGGAGACTCATGGACAACCACTATATGAATCAATAAATAATTCTGTGAAAGATGGACGTAAGGTCTTTTATGTTCATGGTGGAGTTAATGCTGAAGAAAGAGAATTAGTAAGAGAGATCGTTGATAAAGAAAATAATGCAATTATTGTCGCATCTTATGGAACTTTTTCAACTGGCATTAACATTAAAAATCTGCACAATGTAATTTTTGCATCACCATCTAAATCTAGAATTCGTAATTTACAATCCATCGGAAGAGTTCTAAGAAAAGGAAACAACAAAACTCAAGCAGTCTTATATGATATTGCTGATGATTGTACTAAGAACTCAAGAAAAAATTATACTTTAAATCATCTTATAGAAAGAGTAAAAATCTATAACGAAGAAAATTTTAACTATGATTTTGTACAAGTAAATTTAAAGAAATGATGGAAGAAGATTTCTATGCAGTTATTAAATTAACTTCTGGGGAAGAAATAATTTCTATTGTTTCCCCATCTACTGAAGAAGATCAGTTATTTTTAATACTTAATAACCCTGCAACTATAGAAGTAATTACATTGAGACAAATGGGAATACAGGGATATAAAGTAGATCCTTGGATAAAAATATCTGATGACGATACATTTCTAGTAAGTATGGATAAAGTAATTACTATAAGTGAAATTCGTGATCCAGAAACAATAGAAATGTATAATAAATTTTTAACACAACAAAATTCTAAAGAAGAATCTAATAAAAAATCAAATAATTTTCTTTCAGTTTCTAAAGCAAGAAAAATGTTTGAAAAACTTTATAGATTAGAAGAAGAATCTAAAGATAGCTAATCTCTTTGAAACTCCACAGAGTAATTGTACTGATTATTTGGGGTGTTGTCAAGTTATACTGATAATGTTATAATTTAAACAACTTAAGATAAAAGGGACTTATGGACTTATGCAAAAACGCAAGAGATCAGAACATTACGTCAACAACAAGGAATTTTTAGAAGCAATCGTTCAATACAAAATTGATGTAAAAAGAGCTGAAGAAAAAGGAGAAACGAAACCTAGAATTACAAACTATCTTGGAGAATGTTTCTTAAAGATTGCTACGCACCTGTCTTACAAACCAAACTTTGTCAACTACATGTTCCGTGAGGACATGATCTGTGATGGCATTGAGAACTGCGTACAATATATTCATAATTTCAATCCAGAGAAATCCTCCAATCCTTTTGCTTACTTTACGCAAATCATTCACTATGCGTTTCTCCGCAGAATCCAGAAGGAGAAAAAACAGATGGAGATCAGAAGCAAAATCATTGAGAGGTCTGGTTATGACGAAGTGTTCACTGTAGACGATGACTACGGCAACTCTTCCGACTATAATAGCATTAAAGATTCTATTCAAACAAAGATGTATCAATGAGTTCCATTGCACTTATTACTGATACCCATTACGGAGGCCGTAAGGGCAGTAAAACATTTCATGATTATTTTAAAAAGTTCTATGAGGATATTTTCTTTCCAGAACTAGAGAAGAGAAAAATCAAACATTGTATTCACCTTGGTGATGCATTTGATAGCCGTAAGTCTATTGATTTCTGGTGTCTAAACTGGGCAAAAGAAAATGTCTATGACAGATTCCGTGATCTTGGAATTACTGTTTATCAGATCGTAGGAAACCACGACGCATATTATAAAAACACTAATGAAGTCAACTCCATTGAGTCCCTTTTAAGAGAGTATGACAACATTGTTCCCATTTCCAGTCCCGGTGAATACGATGTTGCAGGAATGAAAACCTTTATGATTCCCTGGATTTCTGCAGAGAATCAAGAAGAGACATTGGATAAACTCTCAAAGACGAAAGCAAAGGCTGCGTTTGGTCACTTGGAATTACAAGGATTTGCAGTTTATCCTGGCAATGTTCAACAACATGGTATGGATTCCACTGTCTTAGATAAGTTCCAAATTGTTTGTTCTGGACACTATCATACTCGTTCTAATAATGGTAAGGTTTTTTATCTTGGTAATCCTTATCAATTATTCTGGAATGATGTAAATGATAAACGTGGTTTTAGTTTTTTTGATACTGAAACTTTTGAATTAGAATTTATTCAGAATCCTTACAATATGTTTGAAAGAATTTGTTATGAAGATCAAAAACCACAACTATTCAATGCAGAACCTTACAAGGATAAGATTGTAAAGATTATTGTTCGTAAGAAGTCCGATCAACTTCAGTTTGAAAAGTTTGTTGATAAGATTTATAAGACTGGTGTTGTAGATATTAAAATCGTTGAAAACTTTGAAGTAAACGATGATGATGTAGAGTTTGATTCTGAAAAAGTTGAAGACACTATAACCATTTTAAATAAATACGTTGAGGACTCTGATTTTGATTTAGATAAAGAAAAGGTCAAAACACTTTTGAGAGAAGTCTACCAGGAAGCTTGCGAAATGGAATGATATGTACATGTTAACACCATACGGAGAGGAAGATGGTGCATATGCCATTGTTGACGATAGTGGTGAAAGAACATTGTACTTTTTTCAAGACGAAGATGACGCAGAAAGATTTGCGGGACTTTTAGAGGCAGATGATCATCCCGAAATGGAAGTAGTTGAAATAGATCCAGAACTTGCAATAAGAGCCTGTTATCAGTATAATTATAGATACGCTATCATCTCTCCAGATGATCTTGTTATACCCCCAAGAAATTATTAAAGTATGTTATCGGTCTACCAACATTGGGACCCTTTAAAAATATGTGCAGTTGGTCGGAGTTACGGACCAGAGTTCTATAGTTTTATTGAGAATCCCAAAGTTCGTTCTGTGATGGAAAGAATTGCTATAGAAACTGAAGAGGATTATCAAAAACTTATCAAATTGTTAGAGTCTTTCAATGTTCAAGTAGTAAGAACAGACATTTCTCAAAATAGAGAAGATCATTTTTATGATGGTTGGAGATATTATCCGCCTCCAATGTGTCCTAGAGATTACACTCTTATGCTTGGCAATACTTTTTTTATGCCAGGTTTAAATTATTCTTCTCGATGGATAAATAACCATCTTGTTTATACTGGATTAAATCTTGATTATGAAATCGATTTGTTATTGAGTAGAAATGAAGATAATAATGGAGAAATTTTAAATAATTTAAGAAAAAAAATCTCGAAATATAATCCAATAGTTCAGAAAGATATACTTAAAAAAATAAAATTGATGATGAGATCTATAAATCATGATCCATTATCTACTTTTCCAAATAATAAACTTTGGGATTCTTTCAAAAGTATACGAGAATTGGTTGAATCTCATGGAAATAAAATAGTAGAAGATACTTATGCCAATGGAGCTAATATAATTCGCATCGGAAAGGATATATATCATGGTGAAATTACAGAAAACGAACCTAAAGAATATCTTCTTCGCAATATAAAAGAAGTTCATTCTCATGTTGAGGATGACTATAGAATTTACGCTTTAGAATCTGCTACTCATAGTGATGGAGTTTTTACTCCAGTTAAACCTGGGTTGATTGTTTCACTTCAGAAAATGTCAAAGTATAAAAAAACTTTTCCAGATTGGGAAGTTGTTGAATTGCCAAATGAGGGTTGGGAAAAAGTTGAATCATTCTTAAAATTAAAACATAAGAATGCTGGTAAATGGTGGGTTCCTGGTGAAGAGTTAAATGATGATTTTACTGATTTCGTCGAAACTTGGCTTAAAGATTGGGTTCTTTATGTTGAGGAAACGGTTTTTGATGTAAACATGTTAGTTATTGACGAAAAGAATGTTGTATGTAATAATTATAATAAGAAAGTCTTTGATGCATTTGAACGTCACGGAGTGACTCCACACATTGTTAATTTCCGTCACAGATATTTTTGGGATGGTGGATTGCATTGTATTACCAGT